TCCCCCTGTGTAGCTGGGGTAAGTCGTAAATATCCGGGGCCATTTGGGCCATCTGGATGACCGCTTGGTACTGGATAACCCGCTGACTCATGGTGGCCGCGTTGGGGTCGGAGACAGGAATCAAGTCAACCAAGTCGTAGTCGCCGCGCTTGGCTTTACGGCTTCCGTACTCGGGCTCGTAGGTGTAATCAGCGTCTGTGTAGTCGCGGATCAGGTTTTTGAGCAGTTTTAGCTCTTGCTTGAGGGCGAAATGCACCCGAGCCTGCACCGCCGTCATGACTTTAAGCTGGCGCTCCAGCAAGGCCAAAGTTGTTCCGACCGGCGCATTTGCCGACATATCGGACACATTCATGTCCGCCGTTGATGCAAAACGACGGCCTTCGTCCACAATATTGCCCAGCAATTGGTACAAAACGCTGGACGGCTCCTTATAAGGTAGCGGCAGAATATTGTCGCGGATAGTGCCCGAACCTACGTCCACATCGCGCCACTCGCCCGGAGCAATTGGGGTGTCATCTCCCTTAATGCGCAGACCACGGGACTTCAAACCACCGGGCAAGTTAGCCAACGTGCCTGCATCGACCAACTGCCGCATGATGCTGGTAGCCGATTTGGCAAACCCACCGATCAAATGGAACAGGCCAAATCCGTAGGCCCCAAAACCGGGGATGTACTGGTAGTGTACAAAGTGCTGGCGCTTTAAGCGCAGGATGTCGTCTTCTTTCCAATTACGGCGAATTGACAGGACGTCATTGGTGCCTTTTATTAGGGTTACTACGTAGGGCAGCATGATGCCGGTGGGTTCTCCCTCGTCATCCTCGTCCTCAAACCCTTCCAAGTCCAAGTCCACATGGCACTCATATAAGGTATAGCGCTCATCGCCCAAGTCATTGAACCCGGTTTCCTTGTCCTTGGCTTTTTGGATGTCCGTACGATCTTTGGGCGCGTCGGGCAAGTCGATGTCTATATAGAACCCGGCTTGCTGGAGTTTTAAAATCTCGTTCTTGGTCTTGCGCATGACATGGGTCACACGGAAGCAAGTATCTAAGTCAGTGGCCCCGTACGGGAGCAAAATGTCCTCGGCAGGGACAAACATTGACACTTGGCGTCCCAGACTGGGGTCGTAGTACACCTTTTTAAATGCCGAGCCAGTTGCCGGGAGGCTCCACAGCATGCGCTCATGCTCGGCCCGGAACTCCACCATGTTCTCGGTCAACTCAAAGTTCATGTCCTCCTCAACCCGTGCTGCGGCCTCGCGTACCTGCGGATCATCCAACCCGATGATCTTGGTTTTTACCGGCCCACGGGCAGGAAACGTTTCAGTAATCGTTTCAGCCTGAAAACGCACCACCGCTTCGGTAATCATGGGGTGAAATACACCGCAAGCCCCTTGCCACGGCTCCGTGCGGTCTTCCATTTGCAGTCCCAAGAGCTTCAAACCCTCGACGTACGACTTCTCCCACTCCTTGCGGGAAGACTTATCAGTATCAATGTCGCCCGCCAAGTCGCCGCCCAAGGATTGCAGCGCTCCGTCGCTTACATATTCAGCCAAGTTGTCGTCAAAGCCTTCCTCGCCGTCGTCTTCCCCCGGTTGGATGGATATTTCCAGCCCGTCTTTGCTAATGTTGACTTCTTCAGGGTCAACAATTTCAATTTCCAAGGGGGATTCGTCTTGTGCTAGGGCATCAATGCCTACGGGTTGCTGGTACAGGGCTTTGTCTACATTGGTTGCCATATCAAATCCTTAAAAACTCAGTAATACGCCGCACGGCGTTTGAAATAAATCGTTTCATCTTTTGCGTCGGACTCTAACGTGATAAACCCGCCTTGACGAAAACGCAGCAACGCTTGGCTGGTAGTGTCCACAAAGTCATCATTATCACCGTTGGGAAACGAGGCTACTTCTTCGATAACTTCCCGCGCCCAGCGAGTATCGGGAGCCCACACCATACCAGAAGCAAACAAATCGGCAATGGCATTGACCCGGACTATCTTGTCGTTGCCCCGGCTGGGGTTAGTTTCCTGCACGGGGATGTCCATTGCACGCAATTCTTGAATCAACGGCGCACCCGCAGACTTTTTCTCCACAATGAACGCATCAGGCTCCCACTCCTTGTAGTGTTTAAGCGCTGCGGCCTTGAGGTCGGGGAAGGTCATGCGGTCTTTGAACGCGTCCAGCAAAATTATTTGGGCCTCGTTCTTTTCTTCCTCGTTGTAAAAAATGCCCCACGTTGTGCAAGCTGAGTAGTCCGAGTTGTTCTTTACTTCATGGGCCGTGTCCCACGACTGGATAATGTACTCGCACTTGGGCGGCTCCTCGGGCTCCCAGATTCTCCAGAGCTTGCGGGAAATTATGGCGGCGGCGTTGCTTGTAGGCTGCTGCATGTACTGGGCGTTCCAGTACTGGGGGTCAATGGATGCCTTGGTAGTCTTTAGCTGCTCCAACGGCCACTGCTCCGGCCAAAGGGATTTTTCGTCTTCAGTTCCCTCGTTCAATATGGCCGGTAGTTCTACGATTTCCCACGGCTCGGCGTCTGGATTCTTGGTCTGGTAGTCAATCAGCCGCCCGGTTAGGTCAAGCTTACCCCAGCGCGTCATCACAATAATGATTGCCCCTCCGGGCATCAGGCGCTGCAAGGGGCCGGTCTGGAACCACGACCAAGCCGTGTCAAATGCTAGACGGCTGTTGGCCTTTACGTCCTGCTCAGAGTGAGGGTCATCAACAACAAATAGATCAGCGCCACGACCGGCAAGAGCACCCCCTACGCCTGCGGCGTAATACTGGCCTCCTGCGGAGGTACTCCACTTACCCGCAGCTTTCTGATCGTCCGCAACCAAAGTATTCGGAAAAACCTCGCCATAGTCCTCACCGTCAATCAGATTTCGCACCCGCCTACCAAAGTCTTCAGACAACCCGGCGGTGTGGGTTGCCATAATAATCTTCTTCTCTGGGTATTTACCGAGGAAGTACGCGGGGAACAGGTAGCTGCTGAATTCTGACTTACCCATACGCGGCGCAATATTGATGATGACCCGTTTTTTGCGGCCCTCAATCACATCAGTAAAAATTTTTGCCAGTTTTTTATGATGAGGCCCAACTTTGAACCCCGGATAGACCGCGTTGGCAAATCCTAGCATATTACTTTGGGCTGCTTGCAGGGTAGCTCGGCGCTCCCTGACTTCCAAATCTGCAAACAACTCCATTTTGTCCGCCACGGACATAGTGGGCAACGCTTTTACCAGAGCCGCAATCTCTGCTTTACTCAGCGTGGTGATCTTTTCAATCGTCATGCGCTGATTTTTCCGGTACGTCTGTCACTTCTTGGATGTCTACTATCCCCATGAACTTGGACAGCTTGTCTTTAATGCGTTGGTCAAGCTCGTTGTCCGTCAGGGCTTCTTTCTTGACTTCGATCTTCTCAGTAAACAGCCCGACCTCGGTGACTTTACCAAGGGCGGTAAGTGCCTTTAACCGGATACTGGCGCTGGGATTCTTGGTTTCTTCGACAAGCTGGGCTACGCAATACCCGCGCAGTTGCTGCGCTTGGTGGACAAACTCCCAGTCGTACGCTGTAAGCATCCCGACCAAATGTTGCACCGCAGCAGGCGCTTTAATGTTGACAAGGGAATCTTTTGTCAGTTCTGTCGGCTGGCCGGTCACTATATTAGTGAAAGCTTTTCGGGCAAAAACGGTTTGGGCTTGGTCTACCGCAGTATCTTCATCCACCGCCCCCAGACTTTTTAGCCAGTTGGTGGTTTCTACTTTGGCGTCCACGACCTGATTCACCCCTGCCTTTTCAAGCGGAGTGTATGGTTCGTCGAAGTCTTTGACGCCCGGTTCAAACTCAATTAAATGTTCTAACATGCGTAAGCCCTTGCAGCCTCGTTGCTCTTAGTATATACTTACTTTCGGTGATTGTGCAATTTGTTGCGCATTTGCTTCTCCTTGAGTGTGTTTGACGACACATTTTTAAACCCCCGGTGTTATGCCCGGGGGTTTTTTTCTGCTTGATTGTCTAAAGTTTGACATAGGGTTATTTTGAATTTTTTAAAAAATTTGTGGGGTCGATTTTTTGGAATTTTGATTTGCGGATGCAAAACAGTGTTCGTGCGGGACAGTCAGGCCGACGTCAAATAGGGCTGGTGGGGGTGGGGTGGGGGACAGAAAAGGCCGAAAATAGCCCCAAAATGATGCAAAAAACGTGCCAACTACCCGATCAAATGGGGTGGGATGCGATACTGGTTATGCCAATGAGGGATTAGCCCTTTGCGGCATCAACTCAACTCAAGGAAAATTTACCATGAAAAAACCTATCGTTTCTGTTTCTGTTTCTGTTCACGCCGCTATCGATGCTGCATTCACCTATGGTGAACACATCAAGGCGTTGCAAGCCAAGTTTGCGAAGCAAACCAAGGCGCAGGTGAGGGAAGCTCTGCTTCCCCATGTGGCATCGTATCCCAAGTATGCCGTTACCCTCGTAGAGGGTAACGAGAAGTCGCCGTCTGCTGGAAAGATGGTGCTGGATGCGAAGCATCCCGCATACGAGGCTTGCCGTAAGGCATTGGCTCGGCTTGTTGCCGACGTAGTCGGCGGGGTTTCCGGCCACAAGGAGAAGGCCGTGGTTGAAGTGCCTACGGCACTCGTGGATAGCACGATTGACGCCGTGATCGAGGCGGGCTTGGACGCCAAGCAGCTTGCTGCTTTCCTGTCTGCCGTGAAAGCTGGTATCCAGTTCACGAAGTGATTGGTTGGGGACAAGCTGTCCCCGACTGGTTTTTCCGCGTCAAGCTCTGAGGGCGGGGCTGACGCGGTGTTCTGTTTCGTGTCTATCGAGTCTATTTCGTGCACCATCGGTGCATTTCGTGACTGCTCAGTCACTTTTTATACTTAGGAGAAACGTCATGCTCAAACACCACCGCAACGCCCATCGTGAGCGCCTACGCCAACTACGCTACGAATTTGCCAAAGCCGCCGAGGAACGTGCGCTCAAAGAACTGCTTGCAGAAGCAGCGTACCACGCACAAATCGTACGTGACATGGCGGGCAAAAACTGGGGCCCACCATTGCTAGTCGGGGACAACTTGTCCCCAACCACTTAACCACAAACTAGGAGAATCCCATGTACATCCCCGCAATGATCCGTGAGTGTGACATCACCAACCAGAAGTACGCCGAGCCTGTAATGGGCGCGTACGCCCTAGCGCGAGGCGCAACTGGGCGTTGGTGTCCCGTATTGGCCTTTGGCCCTGAAGCCCTAGCGGAGCACAACCTACCCATGACCGACTACGACACCGCACGCGAACGCATTGAAGCCAAGGGCGATTGGCTAGACTATTGACTGCTAGTCGGGGACAAATTGTCCCGAACTTAAAAGTTGCTGCGGTAATCACTCCAAAAAGACCCAAAAAATAGGTAGGAGTGACTGCCGCACCTGTACAAAAACGGCGACATAAATTAAGCGTTATAAATCAACGACTTAGCGTACCGCCGTCCTGCCTATATATATATAAATATAATTAAAAAAGTTTTATATATATACCTCTATGTGGGCCCGACAATCCCTGTAATCCTTTGCCTTAAAAGCTTTGGTGTGTTGGGAATAAAAATTTAGATACATATCTAGGTCAGTCCGCACCTAAGCCCTTGATCTACAAGGCAAATTCGGTGTCGCCTTTTTTGTCCGCCAGCGGCAGTCACTCCTAGCAACTGGAT